GAACCCAACGAGGTGGAGTTCGGTGGCACCGAAACGCCGGCCAGCGTCCGGGATTATGGCCTCGATGATGTCGTGCCCAACGATGACATCGAAGCTGCCCGGAACATTCCCGGCTGGGATCCGATCGGTCTGGCCAACATGGGTCTTACTGAGCTGGTCGCCCTTGACCGTGAAAAGCGGGTCGCTGATCTGGTGTTTGGTCTCAACACCTATCCTGCAGCCAACCGCACGACCCTGAGCGGTACCAGCCAGTGGTCGGACTACAGCAACTCAGACCCCTACACCGCCATTCAGACCGCTCTGGATGGAATGCTGATGCGGCCGAACATCGCCGTGATTGGCCGCCTGGCATGGTCGAAGCTTCGGGTTCACCCTAAGATCACCGCCGCCCTGGCGCCTTCCAGCAATGGCAACAGCGCAACGACCAACGCAGCCGGCGCCCCTGCCAGCACCCAAGCCCTGGCAGACCTGCTGGAGCTGGATGCGATCTACGTGGGCGAGGGTTGGGTCAACACCGCCAAGCCTGGTCAGACTGCCACGCAAACCCGCCTGTGGGGTAGGCACATGGCGTTCCTGCACCAGAACCCTGCTGCCAGCATCCGTGGCAATGCCATCACCTTTGGCATGACCGCGCAGTACGGCACCCGGGTGGCTGGGTCCATCCCAGCGCCTGAGATTGGCCTTCGTGGCGCCCAGCGTTTGCGCGTTGGCGAAAGCGTCAACGAGATCATCATGGCCAGTGATGTCGGCTACTTCTTCCAGAACGTGGTGGCCTGATCATGTCTCAGTCCTACACGGTCCTGAGCGCCGTCGACCACGACGGGACGCGCTACGAGGAGGGGCAATCCGTTGCCCTTCCCGAGGAGGCTGCCGCCGCCCTGCTGGCGGTTGGTGTGGTCGAGCAGGCGGAAGCCCGCAAGCCCAAGCAACCTGGTGCCGCTGATGCCGTTCGCTGAGGATCAATCGATCTTCCTTGCGGACTTTGGCCTGCCCGTTGTCGCCAATGGCGTCAGCGGGCTTGGCATTTATGACGCCCCTGGCGAGTACGTGGGAAGCGATGGGATGATGATGCTGAGCGACCCGACGGTGCGGTGCCTGGGTTCGCTGGTCGTGGGATTGCAGTACGGCGACACCATCACGGTCAACGGTCTCACCTACAGTGTGCGGGAGAACCGGCCGTTGTTCGACGGGGTCTGGAATCAGGTGTTTCTTACGGGCCCGATCACCCTCACAACTACATCCGCCCTGCTGCTCGAGAGTGGCTTTTACCTGCTGCTGGAAAGCGGCGACCGCTTGCTGTTGGAATCGTAATGGCTGATCAGAAGCTCTCACAACTGACCGCCGCCACTCTGCCTCTGGCCGGCACGGAGCTGGTGTACACGGTGCAGGGCGGCGCAGAGCGTCGTACCACAGCGGCGGCGATTGCGGCGTTAGCGGCTGCCACCAACCTCAGCTACGACCCCGCCACACGGCTGCTGTCGAGCTCCACCGGCGCGGATGTAACCCTGCCGCTGGTGTCAACCACGGCGGCCGGCCTGGTGCCCTTCGGCTGGCTCACGGGTGCCGAGCCGGCGACCCTGCCGCACATCCATGGCGCCCTGGCCGGCGTGGTCTACGAGCACGTGCGTAACGTCAGCGGCGCCACGATGGCGGCCATGACGCCCTACCACGTGGTAGGCAGCCAGGGCGATACAGACCGGGTGCAGATCGTTCCGGCTGATTCGAGCGATCCGCAGACGATGCCGGCGTCAGGCATCCTGATGACTGCGCTAGCCAACAACGAGGATGGTCATGGCGTAATTGCTGGCGTACCCACCGGCCTAAACACCGCCGCCAACCCCTCTGGCACGGTTCTCTACGTTGGCGTTGGTGTACTGACCCCCACGGCGCCTGCGGCGAACGTGCAGGCGATTGCGATCGTGGGCCGCAGCCATGCGACGACCGGAACGCTGGCGATGCTCCCTGGGCCGGCCTTGGCGCGGGTGGCGTTCACTGGTGCCTATGCCGATCTGGGTGGTCGGCCGACGCTGGGCACGGCGGCGGCGCAGGATGTGGGTGCATTTGCTACGCCGCAACAACTGACCACCGGACTCGCCGGGAAAGCGGATCTCGTTAACGGGCTGGTGCCATCGGCGCAGTTGCCTGGGTTCGTTGATGATGTGCTGGAGTTTGCAGACTTTGCGAGCCTGCCTGCAACAGGTGAAGCCGGGAAGTTGTATATCACCACCAACAATAACAAGCAGTATCGGTGGTCTGGAACTCAATATATCGAACTTACTTCTTCCCCAGGCTCTACCGATGCGGTGCCAGAGGGGTCGATTAACCTGTACTTCACCAGCGCCAGGGCGCAGACCGCTGCCGGTACCTGGTGGACAGGCGCGAGTACAGCAGCGGGCCGAGCGCTGGTGACCGCTGCGGATGCTGCTGCGCAACGCACGTCGCTGGGGCTGGGCGATTCTGCCACGCGCAATGTCGGCACGGCTGCTGACACGGTGGCGGCTGGTGATGACAATAGGTTTATTGCATTGTCAAGCACTGCACCGTCAAACCTTGCCGCAACCGCTGCGGCTGGCACTGGTACCCAAGCGGCACGATCCGATCACATCCACCAATTTCAGCCAACCGATATCATTATTCCGCTAAGTAGCGAAACGCAAAGCCTGGCGACAGGTATAGCGGTTACCATTTCCCGATGGCCTCGCGATCATGTGCTTACAGCGATCCCACTGTGGATGGTGAATACCGCATCGGTGGGCGCTGCACTGCAGCTCGACATCAGGGTCGGCGGCACATCAATCTTTGCCACGCTTCCCACAATCGACGCCACCGAGCAGGGGTCTGATACGGCTGCGGTTTTTGCTGTGTTTTCAACCGCGTTTATCAGCGCCGGGCAGTTGATTGCGCAGAACTCTGTAGTGACATTCCACGTATTGCAGATCGGCACCACCACCGCAGGCGCTGGTCTTAAGGTTGCGTTACCAGTGCGGAGGGCAGGCTAATGGAGTGGTGGGGGCACTCGGGGATGTTTGGCGGCCAGACGCTATGGACCCCAGCCAACACCACGGAGGCACTGTGGTTTGATGCTTCAGATACCACAACGATCACTACAGTCAGCGGTGCCATAAGCCAGTGGAACGACAAATCAGGCAACGCGCGCAACATCACGCAGGGCACCGCCGCCAACAGGCCAGCGCTCACCGCAAATGCGTTGAACGGTCTGCCGGTCGCCACGTACGATGGAAGCAATGACATCCTGTTTACATCAAGTGCGGGCGCGATTGGCGTTCTTAATGTTTCAATCATTGCGCTATTCAGATACATCAGCGCAAGCGGAGAGGACATCCCTATGGGCTTGGGGCAGACTGGTGATCTTAATCGGATCCGGTCTCTCTATCGTGCAAACGGTGGCACCACGCAGGGATTTGCAACGTGGAGCAGTGACATCGGCGCTTCAAGCCTGAGCACTGATACCGGCGGCGGCTTCCATATCTTCGAGGCTGTTCAGTCCGGCAATCAGGTCTCGCTCTGGCGTGACGGTAACCCGGATTCAGTCATGCCAAGGACGCTGCCCACAACGCCGCTGGCGATTCAGACGGGCGCGTTCTCAATCGGCAGCCTGACTGGATCAGCGGTCGCCACGTATCAGTCCAACATTGCAGTGGCCGAGGTTCTGGTTTTCTACTCTGTGATTTCTACTGACATCCGCCAACGATCAGAGGGCTACATGGCCCACAAGTGGGGCCTGACCGCCAACCTGCCGGCGGGCCATCCGTACAAGTCCGCTCCGCCCTACGTCTGATGTCCCGTCACCTCCTCCACCGCCCCACCGGCGAACTGCGTCCCTACCCGCGTCAGGATGTCCAACCTGTCGCCGGACTGGATCGCGCTATCTACCACGTCCTACAGGATGTGAACGAACCGCAACCCTTGTACGATCTCGCTACCCAGATGATCGTGGCGGCAGATCCGGTTATTACGATCACCGATCCAGACAGCGAAGACGTGAACGGCACTGTAACCTATGGCTGGCTTATTGAGCCGTTGCCGCCACCGCCAACGCCCGCTGACTGGCTTTCGTTCGCCGGTTGGCTGTACCAGTTCCCGCCGATCGCTGCTGCCATGGATGCCGCGCGACTCAGCACCGAACCACAGGGGGAACCAGCAACGACAGGACTGCCTACGGCACTGGACGAAGCCAGGCTGCGCCAGAACTACCCGGCGTTTTCGCTGACATGGGGCCTGTTCCTGCTAGCCTCCGGGATGCCAGTCGAGGCCCTTGGCGCGATCGTCGCCAAGGCTGCGGAGTGCCACTTACCGGGTGAGTTCATCGCGGCGCTGCAGCCGAGCGGTACCCCATGACCACCCGCACCGAACAGATCCTCGAGTACCTGACCGGCACCACCACCGGCGGGGGGATCCTCGGCGCGGCGGCTGGTGTTGGTGGCCGCGTGCACCGCGACCGGGCCGAAGCGTTTGCCCAGCAGGAGCTGCCGGCCCTGGCAGTGTTCCCGCAACGGGATGAGCCGACGACCGAGTTCAGCACCTGCCGGACCCGCTGGGTGCTCACCCTGCGCATCCTGGTGGTGATCAACGGCGTGCCGGTGTCAAGGCTGGCAGACCCGATCCGCGCCAGCATCCATGCACTGCTGATGGCCGAGAAAACCCTCGGCGGCCTGGCGATGACAGTTCGCCCTGGCCCTGCGCAATGGGAGCCGGACAAGGGGAATGATTCGCCGGGCGTGTTGGACCTGACCTATCAGATCGAGTACCTTACTGATCAGGATGACCTGACCCTCTGATGGCAAGTAGAATCCAAGAGCCCATTATCGTCCCGCCTCCCACTGGCCCTGGCTGCTTCGAGCGCCAACCACACGAGACGGACTGGCGGCGCGTCGACGAGCACGCCGCTGATACCACCACCCCAGACCCCGAACCGGAGGTAACCGACCATGCCGATCCTGATGCAACGGGGTCTTCTGACCTACAAGGCGGTGGTGACGCCGGGGACAGTCCCGACTGATCCTTTCACCGCCGTTCGGACGCTCCGTGACCCAGCGCTGACCGCTATTGAAGGGGATGCGCTGCCGCAAGAGGAGGTGAAGCCGTACCTGGGCAACGACAACACCCGGCTGATCAACAAGCGGATAACGATCGGCTTCAGCGTCTATGACGGCAACAGCGGCACTGCTGGCACTGCACCGGCCTACGGCGGGCTGTACATTCCCTGCGGCATGAACCAGGCGCTGGTGGCCGGGACCAGCTCGACCTACTCGCTGGTGAACACCGCTGAGCCGGCTGCCGTGTGCATGCGTTGGCATCAGGATGGGATGCGCCACCAGCTCAATGATGCTTTTGGTACCGCCACCTGGCGCCGTGTTGCCGGTAGCTACCCGGTGATTGATTTTGAGTTCACCGGGCTTTACACACCCCCGACCGACACTGCATTCCCGACGCCGATCACATGGGCAAACCAGCGGGATCCGCTGGAGGTGAGCGCTGCTCACACGCCTGTGGTCACGATCAACGGCGTGGCGCGGTGCCTGGCTGAATATGAGTTCGCGCTTAATAATGTCGTAACCTATTCGAACTACGGCGGGTGCAGCGAGAAGCTCCTCATCACCGATCGCAGGCCGACCGGTTCGATTCAGGTTGAAGACGTGGCCGTTGCCACCCAGGACATTTTCAGCCTGATCACGACCCCGACGAGGGTTCCCATCGTGGTGGGCCATACCGGCGGCCCGGCCGGCAGCAGGAGCAACCTGACCACCACCAGCAACACCCTCGGCCAACCGAGCTACAACGACCGTGACGGGGTGCGGTTCATCACCCTGCCATTCACGCCGACCAGTGCGGATGGCACGTCAGAGATGACGCTGCTTTACACCTGATCACCCGGCCGGCTACAGTCGGCTTTCGTCCCCTTCAACCCCAAACATGGCGCTCACCTTCGGCAAGCTCAGCGGTTCCTATCTGTGGCCGGTAAAGATACCGGTCCCGATGGATGGGGGCGAGATTGAAACGCTTGAATTCAAGGGGCGATTCAAGCGGTTTACGCAGAAAGAATCGCAAGCGATTTTTACGCGTGCGCTGAGTGCCAACCGTGCGCTGGTCACAGGATCGGAGCTCAAAGATTCCGACACTGACCTTGGCATCGCGCCCGAAGTCATGATCGGCTGGGAAGAAATGCCTGGCGATTCCGGCACTGTGCCATACACGGCGGAGGCAATGGAAGAGCTTCTCTCCTATGGTGGCGCCGCTCGTGCAATCGTCGAAGCGTGGAATGAATCGCTCAACGGGAAGAAAGCAAAAAACTAGAAGCGGTCGCACGCTACTTGTTGCAGGATGATCGCAGCAAGCTGGAAGATGCGGCCGAACAGTCTCGGGTTGCAGCGGCTGCCCTCGGGGTGATCCTGCCGCCTGAGGCTTTGGAGGTGCCAGAGGAGGCAGACCTGGAGATCGAGCCGGAAGCAGCACCAGCGGTAGAGCTGTTCTGCCGGGTGCTCACCCAATGGCGCACCAGCCCCAACGGCTATTTGGGCCTCGACTACGGGGTGCTGCTGTCGCTGATGGATCTTGACGGGGTGAAGCGCAAGAAGAGGGCGGCACTGCTGGCAGACATAGGTATCATGGAGGGAACATGGTTGCATGAGTTCCGCGTGGCGAAGCAAGGCAGCAGCGAGGATTCCTAGATGGCCGTTACCTACGATGCGCTGCTGCGGGTCAATGCCAAGGCAACGGGCGCCGGTGAAGTCAAGAATCTCGGCAACGCGATCGGTGGACTGACGAAAAGCGCGGCGGGATTGGGTGCCATTGCGGGGAGCATCACGGGCCTAGGAGTGGCGCTGGGTGGCGTAGGGCTGGCAGCAGGCGCCAAGGGGATCATCGATATGGCGGACAGCCTGGATGAGCTGTCGCAGCGTTCTGGCGCGTCAGCAGAAAACCTGAGCAAGCTGGGCGCTGCGGCACGGATGTCGGGCCTCGACACAGAGCAGGTATCGGCCGGCCTGGTAAAGCTGTCCAAGAACCTGGGCGAGATCGCGGCGGGCGGCGGGAAGGACGCAAAGGCGGCGCTGGACCAGCTGGGGGTTTCTGCCTTCAACGCATCGGGCGAGCTGCGGAAACCTGATGAGGTGATGTTTGACCTCATCGACAGTTTGGCGCGAATGGAAAATGGCGGGGAGAAAACCCGGCTATCAATGGAGCTATTGGGCAAGAGTGGCGCCAACTTAATTCCCATGTTCAACATGGGATCAGAAGCGATTAAGAATCTAAATACCGGAATCTCAAATGAGTTTGCGAAGAACGCGGGAGAGTACAACGATCGAATGGCAATGCTGGGGACACAGTTCACAGCACTAGGCGTGACTATACTAGACCAGTTGCTGCCAAGCATGATTAAGGGAACCGAGTTTATTGGCGGTCTGATCACTTCGGCTCAAAGCTGGTTGACAGAAAACGAAGGGGCGCTAAGTGCGTTTGTGACTGGAGTAGTAAATACAATAAAAGGACTGGCGCCGCTTGCCGTTCAACTGGGAACACTAATAGGAGTATGGAAAAGCTACAGGATTGCGTTGCAACTAGCGTCAGCGGCGCAAGTATTGTTTATGCGGTTGACACCCATGGGCGCTGCAGCGCTTGTAGCAGGTTTGGCGCTTGGTGCGGTCGCTGCTGCTAACGTTGCAAAAGAAATGGCTGAGATTGAAAAGAGGGCAAAAGAAGCAGGCGTAGGCGGCGCAAACTTAACGCAGGCTCTTACTGACGCTGCCAGGGCTGCAGATGATTTGTCGCAGCGTCAGGGCGCCGCTGCCGCCGCCGCTGCCGCCGCCGCCGCCGCAGCCGAACAGCAGAAGGCTGCGGCCGAAGCGTTGCGCAAGGCGGAAGAAGACCGCACCTACTGGCTGGAGCGTGCCGGTAGCGCCTACGTTAAGCAGGCCGCCCAGATCGATCTGATCTCCGCTGCAAACCAACGGCGCACCGCATTGGCCGGAGAAGAGAACACCCTGGCCCAGGCCTACAACAACCTTGGGAAGACCATCCTGCAGAACCGGCTGGAGCTGGCGAAGACCGATGAAGAAAAGTTGGCGATCAGCAAGCAGATCGCGCAGATCGAATCCGAGTCGGCACGGCTACAGCTTGAGGCTACAAAGCTGCAGATCCAGGCGGAACAAGAACTGAAAGCGGCGGCACTGAACCGTGCAATCTCGAACCGTAAAGAAATCGAATCAACGATGGCGCTTGCCGCTGCGATGTATAACGCGGGTCAGATTGGGATGGATAAGATCATGGATTACCGGCTGGAGCTGGACAAGGCGAAGCGTGCTGCCGATACGGCTCAACTGGAGTTCAATCAAGCGCAGCGGATCAGCAATGTAAAGACTCAGGCTGCAAATATCAATTATCAGGCGTCTGTGTTGCAGGCTACTGGCGAAGTTCCGGCCAGTGCAAACCCCGGCATGCCCGCCGCCATGGGCAATCAAACGCCGCGAAGCTACACCACTATCGCCGGCATCCGCATCCCGGAATATGCCAAGGGCGGCTACGTCACCCGCCCCACCCTGGCGGTGATCGGCGAAGGTGGCGAACCAGAGTACGTGGTGCCGAAGTCCAAGGCCAAAGCGTTCGCCAACAACATCGCCAGCGGAAAAACCGGCGATCAAGCGCTCAAGCCTTCATGGCGTGAGATCGCCCTGGAGACGCTGGCCAACAGCCCCGGCGACTACATGCGGGCATCCAGCGCCATCATGACCGGATGGCGTAAGCAGGGCGGCCTTCAGACAGCGGCTACCGAGCCGATCCTTCGCAAGCGTGCAATCGAGTCACTTGGATTCACGGTTGGCCCTGGCGGGCACTGGGGTGGTGGTGACTTCACAATCAAACGCCGCCCCTCGCTGGGCGCAATTCGCGGCGAGCTAGAAGACCTTCGCGCCAGGCGATCGGGTGGTACGCCACCAGGGCAAGCGTCAATCACACTGAACACCCGCGTCGATCGCGTGATCCGCCAGGACGGCGAAGACCGCGTAACCCTGGCCCAGGCGCAGACCCTCGCGAGTGAAGCCGCCCGCCAGGCCGTGGCCCAGATGGACAGCAACATGAAGTCACCCACCTACCGGCAGAAGCTGGGCATCCGATGATTCAGCACGCGACCTTTTTGCGCTTGTGGGAACCGACCACCAACGCTACCGGGCTGGCGCTGCAGAACTTCTACCGCCAAGGGCCGATCGTGGTCGGGGCTGACTCCTACCAGTTCCTGGACTTCACCGTCGACGGCCTGGCGAACACCGGCACCGCAGACCAGAACGAACTGACCCTCACATTCCCCGGCCTCACAGCGATCTCTACCGCCGCCGATGACGCCATGGCCGAGGGCTGGCTGGCGACCATCACGGTCTACCAGTTCGACCAGGCAGCCAGGCCCGACACTCCACCGGCCGGCCAGGTGGTGCTGCTCACCGCCATTGGCGAGGTGACGGGCGGCAGCGAGGACTTCCCCGCCACCGTGACGATCACCGTCGGCTCTGCCCTGGAGTCGTTGGGCGCCCAGGTGCCGCCCCGCCGGTTCACCTCCGCCCTCGTGGGCACCCCCTGCCGTCTCTGAGCCATGACCGGATCTCCTGCTGTTGCTGTCCCCACGCTCGCCGCGCAACGGCGCCAGGTGATCAGGAACGATGGCCTGGCGGTGCGGGCGGACCTGAACGGCCAGCAGACAGCGCTGGAGCTCGGGCAGGCCATCCCGCTGGTGATCGGCAAACGGACAGGCGCTACAGGTGGTGTGCTGATCAGCCCGCCCGCGGCGGAATGCCGGTTCACCAACGACGAGGCGAACCGCGTAACGGCCTCCTACCTGCTGGTGCTGGCTGACGGCCAACTGGGCACGATCGCCGCAAGCGACGCCTACCAGGGCGACAGCCAGCTGTTAGCAGGTGAGATCACCCAGGCCTATGGCGCCAGGGCCGCAAGCTGGGCGCCGGGAAACTTCATTCAGCAGCGGTTCTCAGTCACCACCGCCAGCCGGGTCGAGACCGAGGAGGGCAGGGCGATCGGCGCCGGCGCCTTCCTGGACCTGGCCGGCTTCACCAATGCCGAGTTGGCTGCGCACATCGATGAGCAGGTGGCGACGGTCTCGATTCAGAGCAGCGGCAACTACGTCACCAGGTTTGAGATCGACGTTCAGAAGACGATCAACTGGCCGACGGCGGGGCGGATCAAGGCGTACAAGGGGCCGTATGGAAGCATCAGCGTTTCGACGGAAGGGGGAGGAGGCGGTATCAGCTTCCAGCCGCCAACGGTTTCCTACTACGAAAGCCTGGCCTGGAACGAGGGCAGCGACCCCACGGCCGGTCCCACCGGATCGGGCGACACCCCGCAAATCCTGCAGTACGGGATCACTGGGTACCAGATATGGTGGACCGCCCCTAACCAGTGGCTGATCGATCGCGCTGCTGCCGGCCGGTACCTGTCGACCGCGCAGTACGAAGTGACCCGCCCTGCCTCTACTGAGCCCTATGGCGACATCGACTTCCAGCTGATCGAGACGATCAACGGCGCCTTCCTGCTGCCGATCACCGGGGCCTATGGCGCCTACGACGGCACGTACTACTCGACCATCTACGGCGGGCTGCCGTCGGTTTCCTACACCATCACCATCACCGAAGAGAACAGCGAACCCCTACCCAAGCCCGAAGCCACCCTCTACTGCGGCACCGGCGGCACCTACTCGGGGCTCACCACCGTCTCGCTGGTCAAGACCTACCCGGCTGGTGACACGGGCTGGCAACGGCAGGCGAATTTCTTCATCCGCAACGGGCAGCCGATCCACCGCCTGATCGAAGGCACCCCCGGCGCGACGAACCTGTTCCCGGACGTGGCCCATCACCTGCTGATCGCCTCCGGCCGGATGCCGTCTCAGCTGATCGACGTGGCAGGCCTAACCGCCGCCGCTCGGTTCTGCTCTGTCAACGGCATCACGTTCGATGGGGTGATCGCCAACCCCTCGAACGTGCGCGAGTACTTAAACCTCCTCGCGCCCATGCACCTCCTACGGGTCACTGACCGCTGGGGGATGCTCGGCCTTCGCCCGGCCCTGCCGGTGACCATCGCTCACGCGATCAACACCAGCCCATTGGTGCCGGTGATGACGTTCGACGAATCGAACAGCAGCGGCTTTCAAGTCACCCGCCGGCCCATCTCCGACCGCAAGCCCTTCGCCGCCCTGGTGCTGTGGCGCGACCAGCCGGAAAACGA